GTCGATGGAGTAACTTTTGATCCTGATTCAGTGTATGAAGCTGATACTGATTTTCCTGACCATTTTACTTCTGCTCAAAATGCCATTATCTTTCCATCAAGGTTTACTGCTGCTGATTACGCATATAGTGAAGAAGGAGACTTTATTGGTGTAGTCCTTGAAGATGGACGGACATTATCTCCTGGTGATTACCTTGATAGATCAGGTACTATCATACCAGGTGGTGCTAAAGGAGTTATTAAAGGTAATCCGTATGACTATGAAACTTCATTGGTAACTGATGAAACTCACGTAACTGATGGTGAAAACAATCCACAGATTGAAGATACACCTGCCGAAGGTATGCCAGGTTGGGAATTACCTGATATTGAAATACCTGACGATTGGTTTGAAGATCTTACAGATTATGACGAACAGATAATTGTTAAAACGCAAGAGTAGCTGTATCATTTAAGTCACTAAAAATAATCAAAGTTTTTATTTGATTGACATTTCATCAAAATAGTTTATATATATCTAGTAATCGTTGATACAATTCAGCGCATGGACAGGACCGCGGGGCAGTACCGCGCAGCTCCACCATAACTACACTTGAGCGGTTGGCCTAGTGCAAGTAAGGACTCGAAAGAGAATAGACTTGAGTGTAGTTATGATGGGGCTGAACAAGGATCGACTGACGTGAAGAGATGAGAGTAGATTACCGTGTTGGCCTACGTTATTAAGCCAAAATTTTTAATTGCAAATGACAATTATAAACCATCTGGATTTGCCCTAGCGGCGTAATCAAAGGGGGTTGGCCACTTACCTAGCAACAGAAAATGTGGCACATTTTTAACAAATAATAAAGGAAGTAATATGACCAAATTTCTATCAACAACAGCCCTTGTATTCGCGGGTACAGCGGCATTTGCAGATCAAGCACCTGTAACACCAACACCAGCAGTCACACTTAGTGGCGAAATTGAAACAGTAATCGCTGAAGGTCTGAATGATAAATGGGGTGCAACTACTTCATTCGGTTTTGATGGCGCTTTGACAAACGGCGCTGCAACAGGTTCAATGGAATTTGTTGTTGACTCTGATAATGATCTAACACTTGACGGTTGGTCAATGGGTACCAATGTTGCAGGAGTTGCAATGTCTTTTGGTGACCAAGGTAATATCTGGTTTGACACAGAGTCTGGCGCAACAATTGAAGAACCAACAATGGCTGGCGAAAGCTTGTCCCTCGGCGTTGGTGGTGCAACGGTTGCATTGGCATTCACTGATATTGGTACAGACGTAACTGACATTGCTAACGTACAAGGTGCATACACACTAAACGTTGGTATTGCCAATGTAACTACAGCAGGTGATTATAACCTCGACTCCAAAGAATGGGTTGTAGGCGGCCGTGCTGATACAGCAGGAATGCTTGACGGTGTTCGTCTAGGTGGTGCCGCAACATACGGTTCTGCGTCAGAGAACATTGCTTTTGAAGCAGATGCTACTGTAATGGGCCTGACTGCATATCTTGCAGGTGACCAGGATGATCTTGCACAAAATATCGGTGGTTCATATACATATGACCTAAGTGGTATTGATCTAAAAGGTGCTGTCGACTATGACATTGATGCAGAAACATATGCACCATCTGTAACAGCGACATTCGCATTTTAAAAAGTAATATTGTATAAATTTTAGACGGGGTGGCATTAATTTGTCACCCCTTTTTTCATTATAAATAACTGTATCATACCACGGAGGAAATTTATAATGAGCAACGAGTTGAAGAAATTAACGTGGGATCATCATCAAGCAGCAGAACGGCGGGCATTTGCTCGTAAGCTTTTAAGAGGCGAGTTATCGGACCACGAATATTACATATTCCTGGTTTGCCAATGGCACAACTATACGCCACTTGAAAATGCTGTTATCATTCCACCTAATCTCAATGCTATATACCGAGCGGACCGTATCAAAGCTGATATGCAGGAACTCGAAAAACTACACGGATTTGGTCACCCATCGGCATTACCAGCATCCGTAATAGAATACCAAAACCATATTGGACAACTTGCCGAATCTGAAAACAATCATGGTCTACTTGCCCATATGTATACTCGGCATTTTGGAGAATTACACGGCGGTCAAATTATTAAAAAGAAAGCACCAGGATCTGGAACAATGTATGACTTTGACGGTGATAAAGAATTGCTTATCTCAGAGTTTAGAAAACTTCTTGACGATAGCATGGCACCCGAGGCAAAAAAGTGTTTTGAATTTGCCTCAAAATTATTTGATGAATTGTCATAATATAATTGACAATCCAAGTTTTATGATATAAAATAATACTATAATACAACATATTCTAAGGAGGAAATCAAATGCAAGATGAAGCATTAGAAGACATTAACCTTAAACCTAAGAAACGTGCAGATCGACTCGCAAGAAGTATCAGCGCAAGGCGAAGGCGGAAGACGTTGAAACAAGTAAGAGAAACACGTTTACTAAATGTATATGCCAAACTGAAAAGGGCACGTAGAAATAAATGACACCACTATGGGACCGGCTTAACAGCTATGCTGAATATATATCAAACTCATTTGATAATAAGTTCGAGCGTTATGACAACCAAAAATATACTGATGATATGCACTTTCCTGGATGGACTGATACCTTTTGGAATTCAGATCAAATCTACAAAGCGCATTTGAAAACCATTGTACCAGAAAACGGTAAAGGTTTATGGTTGATGCACGTTAACGTATTTCCAAAAGCAAATATTGAATTACCTATTCTTGGGTTTGATATTGTTGCTGGTCCCAAAAAGATTACAGGTTCGTTTATGGACTTTTCACCATTACATGGTTTTCCACATCCTTACCATAATTACATGGAACGTCGGGTTGAGAAACTTGAATGGAATAAACCACGTGAATTACCACCGTGGGCAAAAGAAATCTTTTCAAGTGATATGCTTGCGGTTGGTAATATTAATACTGATGATGAGCTTAATCAATTTATTCAAGTAACAACCGATTTGGTAGATTATTATCTAGATAATTTAGATGATAATGCCTTTGTATCACACCGCGATACACTGATCTTATTAAATAAGTATTGTCAAAATCAAAAATTAAATCCACATTTGCACAGATCCATTTTAGCAATGGGCATATCCGAAGAAGATAAAGATGATTATGTCAACAATGTTTTATTTGAGGAAATTTAAATGGCATTTTTAGTACATCCTTTACCGCCAGTTGCGGTATATGTTAAGATGGAATATCTTTATGATTTAGAACCAGGTCATCCAAGATGGGGTAATTTGACACCAGGAATTTGGATCAGTGTTAAATCAACACAATCAAAAGCATTATATTTTGAAACACTACTTACTGATTATGGAGCACTATATGACAAACTACCTATTTCCGCGTTTGTTTGGAAGGAAGACATTAATGTTGACGAACAACTCCCGCTTGACGTTCTTCAGCTATGGGATTGTTTTGATTATGATATTACTGTTATTGAAAAGCCAATCTTGTGTAGGTGTGAGTTCTTTGGAAAAGATAAAAAGATGCACAGTGGGGAGTACGAATTCACTATTGACAATGCCCACCGCGACAAGTCTATCCTTGACACCAATTTCAGTGAGCAAGATCCCGAGCACAAATCGTTCAACGTCATCCGACTTGACAATGGGCAATTTGCCGCACAACCAAACAACAGGGTCATATGGCGAGACAGCTCATTAACACCTGCTGATTTGAAACGACCTGATTTTAAAGTGTGTACTCAAAACTACGCAGTTGAAGATCAACCTAAATGGTCGGTTGGTCACACTGATGAATGGCAATATAAAACAAAAGAGGAAGAAAACGGTTGACAATCAACGGATGCTGTGATAATGTTGATATTGTAAGGAATCAAATAACAACTGAGTTTGATACACATAAGTATTTAATTACTTTACATTACTGTAAATCTTGCGGGTCTAAAAAGGCCAGCTCAAACATAACTCATATTAAAAAGGAGAAAACAGATGTATGTTAAACACGTACTAGGCGAACGCAATAAACTGATGTATCGTGCTGAAATTCATAAAGATAATGAAGGAACATATTCTATTCGTTATTTCTCAGAAGCACAAGAAATTAAACGTGAAACTTTTGAAGGGAAATCTATCCACTATGTCGAGGATGCAGCTGATAATTGGATCAGCGGGATTAAGACATTAAATGGATAGTAACATACCTGAAATCCGTGGTAATACTTATGGTGTTGAAATTCAAATAAAAGATAAACCTTTTGTGAAGATTAATGGCAACTTAGTTTATGAGGACAAGAAAGATGTAATGCTTTTTTGGACAGCCTATAGAATGGGAAGGGACCATAAGAAAAATGAAATTAGACACGCGTTGGGACTTTAGACAAATGATTACGCCGCCAAGGTCACCTGAAAAAATCCACCATGAAATTGCGGATATGCTGGCCAATGGTGTAAATTATATTGATGCGTTAGTTGAATATGCGCGCAAGAACGGTCTAGAAATTGAGTCAGTTGCTGATATTGTAAAGAAATCATCAATACTTAAAGAGAAACTTAGATCAGAAGCTGTGCAATTGAGATTGGTTGAAAAAGATGATAAAGACATCACAGAGCTTTGCAAATGAGGAAACTTTTCAGCTCTATATAAAATATCTTGCAATGAAAAAACACTTTACCACGGATGGTTATGACTATCAAAAATACCGTGGTAAAGTAAGAGCCAAATTTGAAACATATCGTACACGTAACGATGTTTTCTTCTTTCACAAATTATCAACTAAGACTGAGCCAATAAATCAATTGTTGGCCAATATGGTTGTTAATCCTAATTCATGGATACGTGATATTGTTGAAGACATTGGTGATGAGCGATATGTTGATTGGCGCAAAAAGATGGATGCGTTAAGTTATACTTTTAAATCTGATTTGAGTAAACTTGATGATAACTACCAAGCAAATTTTGTAACACCAGACGGACAGCATCCGCATATCTTACGTCTGTATTTACAAAAGCAAATATCACTTGAGACGTTTACAATAATTACCAATTTATCAAACATTTTTCCTTATTGGGATGATAATTTGGTTGACAAAATCGTTGCTCGTGATATAATTAGATTATCCAAGAAATACAGACCGTTCTTGGAAATAAATGAAAAAAAGTTCAAGGATATCATCCGTGATCGGTTTTTCTAATATAAATAGTTGGTTAACTGATGTTAACTACATTTCGCAACACAAAACGCTATATAAAGCAATATTAAGGAGATACGTATATGACTATGTCATTTGATGCACTCAAAAAGAATCGTTCAAGTTCTTTAAACAAATTGAACCAACAGCTCGACAAGATTTCTCAAAAGAGCTATTCCGATCCCAATGAAGGTAAAATGTGGAAACCAACTCGTGATAAAG